CGCGCCATAGCCCATGGTCAGCGGGCGCTCTCCGAACTGTTCGGGATACACCTCGCGAACCGGCTTCGGATCGGTCAGCATGTGCTGGTCGCCGACCGACAGGAACGTCCAGTCCTCGCCGCCGGTGCGCACGAACGTCTCGTACACCCAGATCACGTCGAACTTGTTGCCGGTCTGGCTGTCGTCGTAGCGGTCAAGCCCTTCTTCGCGGGCGCGGCGGATGGCCTGCTGATCCATCGAATTCGGGTCGGAGGCCGCCTTCAACACCGTCTCCGGCAGGTCTTTCCACGGCATACGCGGATCGCGCTGCTTGCGGCGAATCTCATCGAGCCGCATCGGCCATTTCAGGATCACATAGGCGGCAGACTGCACCGGGTTGGTCCAGTCGGCGGCCGGATCGATCTCGAAATTCTCCGGCGGGATAAGCTGGCTGTCGGGCCGGTCCACGTCCGGCACCCACACGTCCCGCAGCATCTTCTCGCCGGTTTCCTCGTCATCGACTTCTTCCTCACCGGCGCGGCGAAGCTCCAGCTTCCATGACTGCTTCGACAGGCAAATGCCGGTCAGAACGGCGGTCTGGCGCGCACCGAGCGCGATGTGAAACCACGGGATCGAGGCTTTGTTCGAGCCGCGATTGGTCCGGTAGTTCAACAGTTCCTGCACCACGGCAGCCGAGGCGCGCTGATTGGCATCGCCCTCGTCGCCCGGCGCGCACGTCACCGCGTCCAGCGAGCCGAACAGCGAGGCGGCCACCGCCGCCATGTCCTTGCGCACCGCGCCGCGCGTCTTGGGAATGAACAGCTTGGAGCGGTTGTCGAATTCCTTGGAGAGGTACTTCGAGCCGTGGAAATGCTGCTGGTGATAGGCGCGATAGACCCGCGACCACGATTTGCGGTTGACCTGCGCGATGTAAAGCTGCGACTGCGCCACCGCATCGCGCACGATCTGCAAGAATTCGGTATCGGTCGGCCGCTCGTTGAAATCGTCGTCGTCGCCGTCGCGGATCACGTCATCGCGCCGCGCGCCGTCCATGGTGGCTTCCTGCGCCTCGTTTTCCAACGAGGTAAACGGCTTCTTGAAGCCGTCCTCGCCGGGCGGCTGCGCGCGTAGAAATGCCATGGATCAGTTGCTCCGCACGTCCGCGAAATCGAATTTGTATTTGGCGGCCTTGGCTGCCGCATAGGCGGCGATGTTCATCGCGCCGCGTGGCAGGTGCATCCGCTCAAGAAGCTCGCCGCCGCACAGCATGACGAAATGCGGCGTCAGGTCTTGGAACACGCCGAGCTTGATGACGTATTTCAGCGTAGGCCCCATCAATTCGGGGATCGAGAACGCCACGATGCCCTGCTTTGAATCCGCCATCACATGCCATTTGTAGGCCGGATAGTTCTTCACCAGCGTCTCGGCCACCCCGCGCGCGATCGACATGTCGGCGCGGTGGAATTGATCGGCCTCGCCATCGACCGGCGGCACATACTGCTGACCGACAAGGGTGGCCTTGTCGCCCTGGCCGACGATCTCGACGTTTTCCAGCACGCTTTCGCTCATGAGCGCGGCTCCGGGGTGTATGCGCCGGAGGTCGCGTTGTTGCCGCGAAAGCGCCGTCCGGTGAACTCGTAGAACACCTCGTTGCGCTTGGCCTGCTCGAAATCGGGATCGGCGCGCAGGATCAGCACCTTGAACGGCATTTCAAGCCGTTTCGGCTGCGGGTAATTCGGCGCGGTCATGATGTGCTTCCATTGAGGATCGGGGCATCCTCGGTGAGAGTGTCGATGGTGCCGCAGGACGGGCACTTGATGGCGCGCGGATCAAAGGTCTTGCCCCACAAGAATTTCGATCCGCAGGAGCATTGCAGCGCGAAGGTCGCGGCATAGCCCCGCCCCCGCAGCAACTGCGGGATGGTTTTGAGAGCGGTCAGCGTCATGGTGTCCTCACGAATCCGGGTACGCGGGCATTTCTGTCGAGACCGCCTCGAACGGCACCGGCGGTTTCGGCTCCATGTCGTAGACGCGGCTGGTGGCGTCGAGCATGTCATCGTGCGGCGCGACCGGATGAAACCGCGCTTCCTCGATAAAATGCCGGGTCAGGTCGTACATGTTGCCTTCCTCGTCGCGGCGCTTGAGCGCGCGCACCACGCGGAATGACTGCATGGTGGCCTCGGCATAACGCTGGTTGCGGGTCGGACCTTGCTGCGGCCGGTAAACGATGGTGCCGACCGGCGGATTCTGCACTTGGCTCATCACACCGGCGGCGTGAAGCTCGTCGAATTTCGCCTGGGTCCAGACATCCCAAAGCGCCTGATTGTCGAAGCCGCCGCCGAAATCCGGGTGATAGACCGCGGCGGGCAGGTAGAACGCGCCACGGTTCATGTCCGGCTGCAACCGCTCGATGCGATCGGCCTTGCTGAACGTGTTGTCGCGGGTGGTGTTCAATTCGTCGATCTGGATGCTGACCCCTTCGCGGATCATGTTTTCTTCCAGCACTTCGAGATCGACCTGCATCCCGTAACGCTCATAGCCGACGCGGCAAAGCTGCACGCCGGGGTGATTGCGCCATTTGTCCTCAAGCTCTTTGATCTTCTGCCAGCGTTGCGAGAGCTTCATGCGGTGGCAGTAGCCATCGAGCAGGTACTTGTTGCCGCGCGCGTCCAGCCCGACCACCGCGATTGCGGTGCGATCCGACCGGCGGCTCGATCCTTTCGAGGGGTCGCACATGATGTAGACGTTCATGATCGACGGGATCAGATCGTAATGCTTGAACGTCAGCGTATCGAACGTCGCCGCGTTGCCCGCGAGCGGGTTGAGCAGCATCTGCGCGTTGACGGTGGACCGCTGCGCATCCTTGGCCTTGTCCCAGGATTCTTGAGACATGAACACCGGCTTGCCTTTCAGCGTGCCGTCCTCGGTCGCTGGAAACCGGCGCTCTTTCAGCGTCTTGCGTTCCAGCAGCACGCCGTAGGTGTCGCCGAACGAATAGCGCGTGCCCCAATGCCATTTGCGGGTGCCCTGCGCCGATCCGAGGTTGTCGGACATTTCCCACCGCTCCGTGACCTTCTTAATCATGTCAGGGTTGGTGATGAGCCGTTCGGTCACGAGATCATCGTAGTTCAACAGCCGAAAATGCCGTCCTGTCGGCTGGGCGTTGATGACGCCGTGGGCCTCGATGGTGGCTTCCTTCGGATTGCTCCGGCGCTTGACCACAAGGCCATCGTCTTTCGACCATTTCGGCGCTTCCTGACGCGGCCGGTCAAAGAACACATCGGCGTGGATGCGCTTCAAGTCCTCGTTCGATTCAAGTTCCTGCTGAATCTGTTCGAGGAATGGCGCGGCCACGTCCTGCGTGCATGACAGGATCGCAACCGTGATCTCCGGGTCGATGATGACCTCTTGGATGATCCCGGCGAAGGTGCCGATGGTCGATTTGTAATGATACCGCGCCCACAGATCGAGATACCCGTCAGGGTCGGCCTCAACCTCGCGGCAGCGATCGAACAGCCACGGATGCCATGCGTCTCGCCGGTGCATCGTGACCGTCAGCAGATAGTAACGGTCGTTGCAATCCATCAGCGCGCGGCCATCGTCATCCAGCACCGGCTCGATGGCGGCGTAGAAATCCAGCGTCTGCCAGAAATCGAGGTATGGCAGTTCTTCGACGATGAAGCGGGAAAGCTCCCTGTTCTTCTCGGTCAGATACCGACTGCCCTTAAGCTCGCGCTTGGACATGGCCCCGGAATAGGCGCTTCAACGAACGGCGGAATTTGCCGCAGCCCTGTGAGGGTGCGACCGCCGGGAACGGAAAGCTGATGCCAGAACTGGCATCCTTGGTGATTACCACCGCGTGCGGCGGGTTGCGATGGCAATACAAATGCGCCTCGCTCTCCGCGCCGCGCACAGCGAACCGACAATGATTGCAGGTGCCCATTAGACTGCTCCGATCTTGCGTTTGAAGGCCAGAATTTCATTCGTGACCGGGTTAGGTGGCGGGACCGGAGGATCATCCGTGGCGGTCTCGGTCTTGACCGCACCCGGCACCTCGTCGCCCGGCGCGATCGCCTTGGTCGCGTTCTGGCCGCTTTCGACGAACTTGCCGACCTCCTGCGGGGTCAGCGAGATCACGCTGGCCTTCTCGCACACCGCCTCGGCAACGATAATGGTGGTGGCCAGCAGCACCTTCTCGGCGGCATCCTTCAACTCGGCCTTGTCGAGCTTCAACAGGTCGCCGAGCTTGCGCGGCTCGTATTCGGCCTTTTTCAGGGCCTGCATGGCTTCCTGAATCAGCGGATTGGCCTTCAACTCGTCTGTCGAGGTCAATTCGTTGGCGGCCTTGCGCAGTTCGCGGGTGGCGCGGGTGATCTTCTTCTGCGCCTTGGAGGCGGGCTTGCGCTCTTTTTCGACCCAACCCTCATTGTGCCAGCGAGCGAAGGTCTTGGCCGAAATCTCCCAGCCGCGCTTCCTCGCCAGATCGGCGGCCTTGCGGCTCGACGGGGACTTGATCGAATTCCACAGGTCTTTGGCCTGCTCGCGGGTAGGCTTCACGAATTTGTCGAAGCCGATCTCCGGTTTTCCCTCACTCATACAAGTTCACCGAGGCTGGACAGGTCCGGCGCGGCTGGCGCGCTTCTGGAAGCCTGCTGCTCGACGGGATCGCCGAGCGATGACAGATCGGGAGGGGCGACGGCCTCTCCCAGCGATGACAGGTCCGGCAGGCTGGTCTGGCCGCCGAACTGCGATTTGCGCCGGTCGATGTCGGCGATGACGCTCGAATTGAGCGCGCCGACCGTCCCGGCCTTGCCGAAATGCGGGTTGAGCGCCATTTCCTGCGGCGTGAACACCGCATCCACCGGCGTATTGGGATCGTCGAGCAGCATCCGCGCCGCGCGCCGCGCCCCGAAATGGTGCCCGAGATAGGCTTCCTCGTCGGTTGGGTCGCGCCCCAGGACGCCGCGCATGTCCTTCTTGACGCCGCCGATGAACTGGCCCCAGCCCGCCGCCTGCTGGTACGGATCGTCGGAATCGCCGATGCCGTATTTGGCGCGCAGGTCGCCGCGCATCTGGAACATGCCCCGGATGGTTTTCGAGGCTCGCGCGGTCGGGTTGAAATTGCTCTCGCGCGCGGCCACCGCCAGCGCGAAAGCCGGGTCGATCCCCTGCTCCTTGGCCGCCCGAACGATGGCGGCTTGAGCGGGCGTCATGGTCAGGTAGCGGGCGCGGCCGGGGCGACCGGCTCCGGCACGATCTCATCGACGATCAGGCGGCGCGGACCCCAGATATAGACATCGCGGCTCTCGCCCTGTCTCAGCACAAATTCCTCGGCCTTGCTGAACTCGCCCGGAACGTACTTCTGCGACTTCGGGTCGAACAACTGCTCCTGCACGGTAACGCGCACATGCCAGTGCGATTCCGGCGGGCAGGCAAGGGTGACTTTGGTGGTCATGGGGACCGGCCTTTCGGGTTTGGTGCCGCCCGCTTGTCCTCGTCAGGCCCCGGCGCGGGCCGGGAGGGGCGGCAAATGATGAAATGGACATGAAAAAACCCCGCGCCGTGCTTCCGGGCTGCGGGGTTTTTATTATGCGGGGATTTCTTCCACCGGACGCCGCCAAGGCGGATATGAAGCACCTACGGCGTCCGGCGGAAGAACCTGCCCCCGCAACCACGCCGTACTCGGCGAGCGATCCGGTCGAAGTCAGGACCGGCAAATCTGGTAGCGGGAGACGGAATCGAACCGACGACCTACAGAGTATGAATCTGTCGAGCTACCGCTGCTCTATCCCGCGTCAATCAGGGTGGCGGCTCCGGCAGGGCACACCACCCTGAAACGCCCATGCCGCAGACTGATACGACCTATTCAAGACGAATCAGCCCCGCTTGGTGTTTTCGACATTGCCCCTGCGTCACCTTTGCGTCAATCCCCTTGAGCCGCAGGCAGAACATTGATTTTTCAGCCATACACAGTTTTTGCGTCACTCCGAATCGCTGCGCCACAACGGCACGATGACGCAGACGGACAAAATCGACATCACCAGCATGGCGTAGAACATCACCTGAGCGATGGTGGATTCACCGGAATTGTGGGCAATGCTGGCGGCGGCGGCGGATAGCACCGCGATCACCAGCAACATCAATGTTCCAATCACGCGCATTCTGAACTCCTTACGCAACGCTGCATCGTCATTCCTGGGCATCAGGGACTTCCTCATGCTGAATTTCAATGAAAAGCTGCCAGCCGTCCTCGCTTGTCAGCGGGAGCCAGCGGTCGCCGTCAAAAATCTGCTGCTGGATGATCGGCTCGATCCCAGCGAAATCGCGAATGAAATCCCGCTGCGCACCGCGCGGGACCGGCGGCATGCGGTAATCGGACGGCCCGAGACGGCCATAGGCCGGTGACGCTGCCGCAAGCAGCAGCGCCACCATCAGAATGTCCCGCAGGAAGGTTCTCACGGCCGCACCTGGAGCCGGTCGAGGTGCCGCAGCTTCTGCCTGGTATGGATGTAGCGCCGCTCGGGGGCCGGGATCGTGGCTCCATAGGGACGCTTCATCAGCCGGTGGGCACGCTCAAGCATCCGCTTGCCCTTGGTGGCGTGCACCTCATGGACGATGCGATGCTCGATCACCCAGGTTTCGCCGCGCTTCGGTTGCCGCTTGGCGTATTGATAGACCGTGGCGGCATCGGCGATGGTGAAGAACCGTTCGACCAGCAGGCCGACATTGCGCGGACCGCTCATGCCGCACCGCCTTTCATCAGCCGGTCAATGTCGCGCAGCAGTTCGGCACGCTGCGCGCTGTAGCACATCGCCTCGTCCAACCTGTTTTGTGCGCGGGCCAACGCCATCTTGGCGGCGTCCTCGGCAAAATCCCGACTTGCCTCCAAGTCTTTCACCTTCTCTTTCAACAGCGCGATCGCCAGCGAATCCTCCGGCTGCGGCTTGGCCTGCCACTCGGCGGCCATTTCCACAGCCCGCTTCATGTCGTCGTCAGTGGGTTTTCCGCTCAAAAAGCTCATGTCCGCCTCCCTCCGATCAGGCCGAATGCCTCGCCAACCTTGCGCAGCATGATCTTGACGTGGGGCCGGTACTCAGTCGCCACCTCGGCATCGTGCAGGCATAGATCGTTGAGGATGTTGGTTG